TCGACAAAAAAGATTTTTTTCACGCATGTGAGGAATTTTGAGAAATGGAAGAAATAAACAGAAAAAAGGAACGGAAAATGAATGGAAAAACCAGTAAAACATCCAGAAATATAAAGCTCACAAAAAACTATAAAGCGATTAAAAATTCAATGCTTGAGCAGCTTGAAAGATCGGGCAACGATACTCCGTATTTCAAGGATCTGGTCGACGACTACATGAAGATGTACGAGACCAAGGAAATGTGCTCGAAGGACATAGAAGAACGCGGGATCAACATAAAATCGACGGGCTCTCAGGGGCAGGAGATCGTGAAAAAGAACGATTCTATCGACATGATGTTGAAGACAAATCAGCAGATGATCAAGCTCCTGGATATGCTGAACATAAAGATAGAGACGGGTGAAGTTGTAGATGACTTTACGCTGTGATCAGCTGCCGGGTGAGATAAAAAACTGGGTAGACATCGTAAAAAATGACACATACAGATGCTGTGAAGATCAGCACCTGCTCGTCGAGCATGTCCTGAGGTGCTTCAGGGAAGAAGCACTGTACATAGACGAAAAACGTCTGACGAATTACATGAAGATGGCTGACAGCTATCTGCCGTTTCAACTGTTCCCGTGGCAGAAGTTCGTGACTGCCCTACATACCTGCACTTTCAGAGAATCGGATGGTATGCCGAGGTGGCCTGATCTGCTCGCTATGGTATCCAGGGGAGCGGGCAAAGATGGAAAGATAGCGTATGATTCGTTCGTACTGACAAGTCCCTACAACGGGATCAGAGAATATGACGTCGATATCTGTGCCAACAATGAAGAGCAGGCTATAAGGCCCGTGCAGGACCTTACAGGATTCTTTGAGGATCCGAAGAATGAGAGGAAAATAAAGAACTTCTACAGCTGGACGAAGGAACGGATAATCTCCACCAGGACGCGGTCGGTCATAAAAGGCAGGACTAACAGTCCGAAGGGAAAGGACGGTCTGAGGTCCGGGATAGTAGTGTTCAATGAGATACATCAGTATCAGAACTATGATAACATCAACGTCTTCACGACGGGACTCGGCAAGAAGCCGCATCCGAGACGCAGTTACTACACTACCAACGGAGATGTGAGAGAGGGACCCCTGGATGACCTCCTGAGTGATTCTATGCATATACTCCACGGAGGAGAGCAGGACAACGGACTGTTGCCGTTCATATGCAGACTGGATCGGAAGGAGGAAGTCGACGATGAAGCGAACTGGACGAAAGCGAATCCATCGCTTCCGTATCTCCCGTCACTACTGACGGAGACGAGAAAAGAATACCGGGAATGGAAAAACAGTCCCGTGAGGCTGTCGGCATTCATGTCCAAGCGGATGAACCTGCCTGAAGCGGCAAAGGAAAGTGCTGTAGCTGAGTGGGATGCCATAGAAGCTACGAACAAGGAGATACCTGAGGATCTGAGAGGCCGTGACTGCACCGTGGGCGTGGACTACTCCAAGTCATCTGACTGGATGTCGGTAAATTTTCACTTCAAGAGAGGGAATGATCGTTATGATATCAATCATTCGTGGATATGTTCGGCGTCAAAAGACCTCGAACGGATAAAAGCGCCGTGGAAGGATTGGGTATCCAGGGGGCTTGTGACATACGTTGACGATGTCGAGATACATCCGTCTGTCGTGGCTGACTATATAGCTGTCGTAGGCCGGAACTTCAACATCAGGATGGTGTGTGTGGACATTTTCAGATATACGCTCCTGTCGGATGCGCTGGCAAGGGTCGGGATATCGAAAGAATTCAAGAATCTGAAGCTGGTAAAACAGCTGGATATAATCAAAGTGGTCCCGGTGATAGACCACTGTTTCAGGAACGGATACTTTCACTGGGGAGATAACCCTCCGCTGAGGTGGGGGACGAATAATACAAAACTGATCAGATATGGAAAAGATGCAGGAGCCGACAAGGGCTCCTTTGTTTATGCGAAGATCGAGGGAAAGTCCAGAAAGACGGACCCGTTCATGTCGCTGGTGGCGTCGATGACATCTGAATCCGAGATAAAAGAGCGGCCGAAACTGGTCAATGTTCCGGTCATAACCATCTGAGAAAGGAGAAAGTATGGGGTGGTTCAAAACCTTTATGGAAAAATACGTCACGACTCATGATACCGGAGGCGTGAGCATAGATGCAGATACCGTGATCATCGACATATCGGCGGAAACGTATCTGAAAGAGCTGGCGGTGTACACGGCAGTATCCCTTATATCCAACGCGATATCAAGGTCAGAGATAAAGTGTTTCGTGGCAGGCAAGCCTCAGAAGAACCAGGATTATTATCTGCTGAATGTGTCTCCGAACAAGAACGAGACGAGTTCATTGTTCTGGCACAAGGTCATAAATACGATGGTCAGGGGAGGTGAGGCGCTCGTGGTCAACAATGCAGGAAAGCTCTATGTTGCAAGATCGTTCACGAGAGAAGAAGAACGTCCGATCCTCGGAGATACATATACCGGCGTCGATATTGGCGGCGGTGTGACTCTGCGAAAGAAGTTCAACCAGGGCAACTCATATCTTTTCAAGCTGGACAACATCGAAGTGAACAAGCTCATAACGGGGATGTTCGAAAGCTATGACAAGATCCTGCAGGCGGCCGCCTCCGCTATAAAACGGAGTGGAGCGAAAAAGTACAAACTTCACATAGACAGCGTGAAAGCAGGAGACACAGAGTTCCAGGAGGAGTATAAGAACGTCATACAGAAACAGCTCAGGGAGTACCTGAAAAGCGATGATGCGGTGTATCCGGAATTCGACGGCTATACATTGACTGCAGATGAGACAACAAAAACGACAGGCGGAAGCTCCAACGACTTCATAGCCCTGAGAAACGATGTATTCAAGACTGTAGCGGGAGCGTTCCACATACCGGACGCAATGATGACGGGGAACATAAACAATCTCAAAGACGTTATAAACAGCTTCCTGACTTTCGGCGTGGATCCTTTCGCAGATAACATCACTGAGGCGCTGAACAAATGCGGAGGCGTAGATAACTACCTTAAGGGTAACTACTACAAAGTCGACACCGGAAAGGTGAAGCACAGAGATATATTCGAGCTGGCGACTGCGATCGCAGCGGTGATATCCTCTGCGACTCTTTCGATAAACGAGGTCAGAGAAGAGATCGGCTGGGAAAGAGTGGAGGAAGAGTGGGCCGATCAGTATTACATAACTCGTAACTTTGCGGAGATCGGGAAATATCTCGAAGAAACGGAAAGTGGAGATACACAAGTTCAGGAGAAAGGAGGTGTGAGGCGCTTATGAAGCGGAAATTTTACCAGATAAGCACGGCGGACAGGGTGGCCAGCATCGACATATACGGTGATATCACATCATGGAAATGGTTCGAGTCAGATGTCTGCGCATCAGATATCAAGAAAGAGATAGATGCTCTGGATGTAGACAGGATCGACGTCTATATAAACTCCTATGGAGGAGAGGTGGCTGAAGCTCTTGCGATATATACAGCACTCAAAAGGCACAGTGCCAGCGTGCATACATACTGCGACGGGTTCGCCTGCAGTGCGGCGACGATCATTTTCTGTGCAGGCGACGTCAGGACGATGGGCTCCATCGCACTGCTCATGATACATAACTGCATGAGCTATCTCGGATACGCCAACAGTAGCGAGATGCGCAAGGCTGCAGATGATAATGACAAGATCAACCAGTCATCTGTCGAGGCATACAAGGCTGTGGCCAACATATCGGAAGATGAGATCAAAGCAATGATGGAAGCTGAAACGTGGCTGACTGCGGAAGAATGTCTGAAATACGGATTTGCTACAGAGATAGCAGAAAAAGAAGATGATGAAGACGAGGGCTCACAGCAGAGCGTGAAGATGGCGATAAGAAAAGCCGTGCTCGCAGAGACCGGTCAGAATCCTCAGGAGAACGTCTTCGATGAGATAAAGGACATGCTCCAGGAGATAAAAGACGCTGTAGTTGATCCTGATGATGACGACGGAGACGATCCGGATGGTGGAGAAGGAGATGACGGTGGAAATGCTGAGCCTGATGATCCCGAAGAAGATCCGGATGATGATACCTCAGATGAGGACGATGAAGAAAAAACAAATCAGAAAGCAGCTGCCTTTTTTGGCAGTCTTTTTTAACTGAGAAAGAGAGGGAATGAATGTTCACAGAAACGACGGCAATAAGAAATGCAGCGGCAAGACTGCAGGAAGCGTTCACGTCCGGAGACAAAGAGCAGGCGAAAACTGCGTTCGAAGAATTCGGCGAAGCGATAGTAGCATCTGTGCAGGCTGACTACGAATCTGCACACGGAAACAAAGACATCCTGCTGCAGAGAGGCTTCAGGGTACTGACTCCTGAAGAAGAAAAGTACTACCAGAAAGTCATAGAGGCCGGAAAGTCTTCTAAGACAGTACAGGCCATGAACGGCATGCTCGATGTGATGGAAGTACCGGCAACTATCATCGAAGACATATACAGAGAGCTGAGAAACGATCATCCGCTTCTTGCGAAGATCAATTTCGTATCAGTGGCATACCTGACGAAGTGGATCCTGAACGATGCCACCATCGACGCTGCTGTGTGGGGTGAAGTAGGAAGCGAGATAACTAAGAAGATCGAGGGAGCCTTCAAGATCGTGGACCTCACTCAGAATAAGCTCTCGGCATATGCGATGATCGAAAAAGATATGCTCGACCTGGGACCGAGCTTCCTTGATGCATATATCAGGGCGTTCCTGAAAGAGGCTATATACATAGCTCTTGAAAAGGGTATCGTCTGCGGATCGGGACATAACTGCCCTATAGGTATGGACAGAGACATCCACGCCGGAGTATCCGTATCCACAACTGAAGGATATCCGCAGAAGAAAGCTGTGAAACTTTCAAGCTTTGCGCCGACGGATTACGGCCCGGTGCTCGCGAAGCTGGCTGAAACAGAAAAAGGGAATCCGAGAAAGTTCGACGAGGTCACACTGATCTGTAATCAGGTTGACTACCTGTCCAAGGTCATGCCTGCGACTACAGTGCTGGGCATGAACGGGCTCTATGCTCACGATGTATTCCCGTTCCCGACGGAAGTTATAAGGACGACGGCACTGGAAACAGGAAAAGCGATCCTCGTACTTCCTGAGGAATACTTCTTCGGACTGGGGACGTCCAAGGACGGAGTCATAGAATACTCCGATGATGTGAAGTTCCTCGAAGACATGAGAGTCTTCAAGATAAAGATGCACGGTGCAGGCAGAGCGGCCGACAATACGGTAGCGCTTCTGCTGGATATCTCAGGTATGGTGCCTGCATACGTCACCGTGAGGGCGGCTGACGCAGGTTCGGAGACAGGCACCATCGGAAGCCTTACCGTGACATCTGCGGCAGGCACAGCAACGGGTGATACGAAACTGACAGTGTCACCGGAAAAGGTTGACGCGACCAATGTGTACAAGTACAAAGTGGCTGCTGAAGCTGACAGTGTAGCCTATGGCGACAATGTGAGGAACTGGTCCACATGGGACGGCACATCCGATATAACTGCAGCTACCGGAAAGGTGATCACCCTGGTAGAAGCAGGCTCGGACTATAAGGCCCGCAAGGTCGGTACTGCGACTGTGACAGCGAAAGCCTAAGGTGAGATACGATGGTTACCGATAAGCTCATCGAGCTGGTGAAGCGGGAACTGAAGATAACCTGGACAGACACTGACACTGACGCCGAAGTGGAGGCGCTGGTGTCAGATGCCGTTCCGGCACTGGCTTTCAAACTCGGCATCAGGGAAGCTGATATAGATTTTGAAACGCCGGGACAGGAGCGGAGACTCTTCCTGAACTACTGCCATTATATCTACGATGACATGCCGGAAGAGTTCGACGGCGCATATCTTTCAGAGATCCTCCAGCTTCGCAGCAAGTACGAGGTGAAATATGGCAAGGAAGAAACTCAGGACGTATAATGACGGCTTCCTGCGCATCTATCGTGAAAAGGAGCGCATGACTGACTTCTCTGCGAAACGGAACGTGGACACAGAGGATGATATGGACTTCGTGGTCAAACTTGCGTTCGAGGAAAGCTCCAAGAGAGAGCAGGACATCGAGTTCGCTGATCAGCATGACTTTTCACTGAACATGAAAGTCAGAACGAGGCTCAGATCCAATGTGGACAACAAGTGTAAGGCGGTCATAGATGGCTACTTGTACGACGTCTCGTACGTGGACAAGAACCGGGAAGAGATGTGGCTGTACCTTGAAGGAATCAAACGACTGAAACAGGAGGAGACATGTTAAAGGAAATACAGGAAAAGCTCAGGGAGATCGATGACAATGTGTTCTACGGAGCTGTAGATAAAAGGATCAAAGAGACTGCGTGGGACTATATCGTGTTCGACAGAGGGACGCTGAAGCGGAACGACAACAGGACAGGGTACACGGAGACCATGGGCGTGCACATCGTCCGTGAAGAGTTCGTGCCCGAGGGACTGGATGAACAGGTGATCGAAGCTATGGAATCGATCCCGGGGATCAGGCTTTCTAAAAGCGACTGCATATACGAATACGCAGAGAAGCCGAACACTAATGTGATAGTGGAGATGCTTTCGCTTGAATTCACGAGATCCAGGAGGAGGAAGTGACATGAGCAGATTCGAACTCGACGCATCTGAGATGGATCGCCTGCAGCGAACTATGGCAGTATACGAAGGCGATGTTGAAAGCGCGATCAACGATGTGCTGCACAACGACGCAAGCCAGATACTGCAGCAGGAGATAACGAGGCTCATGCCTGTATCCGGAAGACACTGGGCAGGGAAAAAAGGATCCGCAAAATCCAGTGGATCGCTTCGGGACGAGAAAAGTAATCTCGCCGTAACGATAAAGACAAAGACTGCTTATAATTACCTGTACTTCCCAGATGATGGATCAAATACCCGCAGACATGCAGGCAATCAGCGCTTCTTCGAACGTGGTGCAGAGAACAAGCAGTCACAGATAATAGATCGCTGCATAGGGCGGCTGATGGATGGATTTTAAAGGAGGAACATATGGCAACAACAACTGTTTTTTCAGAATTTGAACTGCGTGAAATGGCAGTGAAGTTCAACGGAGAAACCAGCGCATCATACATACACATGGATTGTGTGGGAGAGTGCGAAGAAGAAATGGAGGTCCGCGTCGTTACGAAGAAGTGTCGCGGCAAGGTGAAGAAGACGAGGGTCAAGGGCACCGGAACCGGCACGCTCAAATTATCGGCGCATGTACCGTATAACATATTCACGAAGGCTTTCGGAATGGAGAACGCCAAGACTATCGACGGGGTCATGAGTTACGGTGAGAATTCAACGCACCCGACATTCTCGATAGTGCAGCATGTGTACGATGAAGATGACAACGAGAAGTTCAAGGCGTATCCGAACTGCACAATAAAGACGGGCGTCGCAAGAAAGATAGAGAACGGCGCCGAGGAAGTCGCAGAGGTCGAGATGGAAATATCGGTGGATCCTGATGACTACGGTAACGGACTTTATGAAGCTCTGGCGTCCGATCTTCAGGACAATACGGCCAAGAGCACATGGATGACAGCGTTTACACCTGATTTGGTGAAGAAAACTGCAGAGGCATAAGGAGACTCATCATGAAGGTCGAAGTAACAGAGGAATTCAAAGACAAATATACGAAGAAATTATACACGCCGGGAGATGTTATCGAAGTGACTAAAAAAAGGCTTGACGAGATCCTTGGAGTCGGCACACTCGTAAAGCCTCTCGGTGAAGTTGACAAGACTGAAAAGGAAGAATAAGGAACAGGGCATTGCTGAGGCGTGCCCTTTTGCTTTTTTAGGAGGAAACATGGAAAAGAAACTGAATACGACGTATGAGTTCGAGTTCTGCGATGGAGAAAAGACGGAACTGACGCTGGCGTTTTATAAGCTCTACCAGCTGAAATCATCTCAGTATAAGGCGTACTACGAAGCATATAACCAGATAAATGCGAAGAAGCAGATCACAGAAGAGCTGGACTTCGTGAAAATCATGTACGTGGCGTACCTCTGTGCTCATCTGAAAGAGACGGAGATCATGAGCGAAGAAACGTTCATGGAGAAATGCGGATGCGATCGTGAAGCGCTGCTGGAAGCGTATGAGGCACTGACGCAGCCAAAAAAGCATCAGGCTTCCGTGAACCGTTCAGAAGAAAAACAGGGACCCGGAAGCAGCGAATAAAGCCGCCGAAGTTCGAGCTTGAGGATATAGAGGACTACTACGTCTATTACGTCCTCATACTCAAGATCCCGGAACACATATTCTGGTACGCTGACATATCGTTCCTGCTGGGCGTCGTGGAGGACAAGGTCGCATATGACGCCTGGACAGACTATGTCATCGAACGGGAACGTGACCGGAAAAGATAAGGAGGGTATATGGCGAAAAATGAAGCGAAGATAAGATTCACGGCAGAGACAAGCTCGTTCAACGACTCCATAAAGAAAGCTAACAGCGAGATGGGCAGGCTCAGGGCTGAACTCAAACTCAACGAGACTCAGATGAGAGGCAGCGGAGCCAGTGTCGAAGGTCTCGAAAATAAACACCGCATACTGACGCAGCAGCTCCAGGCGGCAGAAAGCAAGTCTGAAGCACTGGCGCAGAAAGTGAACAAGGCGGCTCAGATATACGGCGAAAGCTCCAGTGAAGTGAACAGGCTCAGGACTCAGCTGGCTAATGCTCAGACCGCGGAGGAGCGGATCAGGCAGGCAGTAAATGCATGCAACAGTGAGCTCAACGCCCAAAAGGCTGCTGCAGGTTCAGCAGGAAGTGCTTCGTCTCAGCTTGCGGCGAAGATATCCCAGCAGGAAAGCAGACTGGCGTCGCTGAAATCTGAATATGCAGATTATGTGGTTAGCGGCAGACAGGCAAGTTCAGAAGCTCAAAAGCTGGCAAGAGAGATCCAGTCTCTTTCAAGCGAACTCAGCGACAATAAATCGAAGATGTCGGGCGCGGCACAGGCGGCCAACGAACTTGACGGCAGCGTCGGGAGAGCAAGCTCAGCTGCAAGCAGCGCTGGCGGCGGCTTCACGGTATTCAAGGGAGCCATAGCAGACCTTGCATCGAACGTCATCCAGGGAGCTATATCCAAACTGTCGGAGTTCATATCATACCTTGGACAGTTACCGCAGGAAACTATGGAGTTCAGACAGGACATATCCACGCTGGACACCGCGTTCAAGAATGCCGGCATGACGTCTGAACAGGCGCAGGGCACATTCAAGGATCTGTACAAGGTGTTCGGAGAAGATGACCGGTCTGTGGAAACTGCGAACAATATAGCCAGGATGGCCAAGAGTCAGAAAGATCTTGACCAGTGGACAAGGATAACGACAGGCGTATGGGGCACATATCAGGACGCGCTCCCAGTGGAAGGTCTCGCTGAAGCGGCCGGAGAGACAGCGAAAACCGGGCAGGTCACAGGTGTTCTCGCGGATGCACTGAACTGGTCGTCTGATGCCGCGACGATGTTTGCGGATTATATGGGCGGAGATGTTGCGACAGCAGAAGATGCTTTCAATGTGGCGCTTTCGGAATGCTCAAATGAACAGGAACGGCAGGCGCTTATAACCGAAACTATGACGAAGCTGTACGGTGATGCAGCGGATTCATACGAGGAAGCTTCCGGAGCCCAGATGGATGCAAAGGAGGCGGCCCTCGAACAGCAGCAGGCGGAAGCTGAGCTTGCTACAGCGATAGAGCCTGTAACAACGAAGTTCACCGAGCTCAAGACTGAGCTGATATCGGCAGTGACACCGGCTTTTGAAAAGCTCAGTGGAGGGATGACGAAAGCACTGGGATGGATGCAGAAACATCCGACGGTGGTCAAAGTGGTTGCGACCGTTCTCGGCGTGCTTGCGGCGGAACTTACTGTGGCGGCGGTGGCACTGGGTATATACACAGCGGCTCAATGGGCGATGAATTCGGCCTTGCTGGCCAACCCTATAACGTGGATAGTGCTGGGGATAATGGCAGCTATAGCGTTGCTGGTAGCTGCAGGCGTTGCGATATACTCAAACTGGGACACCATAAAGGCGAAAGCATCTGAAGTGTGGAATAGTATAAAGAACGTCATATCTACAGTGGTGAATGCGATCAAGGACGTAATATCACGGGTGTTTGGTGTAATAAAGACGGTCATAACCGCGTATCTGAACGCATACAGGACTGTAATAATGACGGTATGGAACGCGATAAAGACTGTCGTCACCACGGTGGTGAATGCGATCAGGACCGTTATAACCACAGTGTTCGGAGCTGTGAGAAGCAGGGTGACCAGCGTATTCAATGCAATAAAGTCCGTGACGATAGCGGTCTGGAACAGGATAAGGACAGCAATAACCACACCGATACAGGTGGCGCGAAGCGTCGTAAACTCAGTGGTGAATGCCATAAAGAACAAGTTCCATGCGCTGAGCAGCATAAAAGGGACCGTGACCGGCATTTTCAACAGCGTGAAGAATGCGATCACGCACCCTATACAGACTGCAAAGAGCATAGTGACGAGTGCGATAAACAGGATAAAGTCGGCCATAAACAACTGCAGGCCTAAGTTGCACATAAGCGTTCCGGATATACATGTCAGTGGTGGTAAAGCACCGTGGGGTATCGGCGGAAAAGGCGTCAAGCCATCATTCAGTGTGACCTGGCACAAGGCCGGCGCTGTGTTCACGAGGCCGACTATATTCGACACACCGCTGGGACTGCAGGGTGTAGGTGAAGCAGGCGCTGAAGCTGTCATGCCTATAACCGTATTGCAGGACTACATCAACAGGGCTTTCGAGAGGAATCTCAGTATCAATGCAGAAGGCGGAGGAGGTTCGGTGTATAACTTCTACGTGAACGATGCAATGATAAACAGCTCGGAAGAGATGCGAAGTGTGGCGAAGGATTTCATCGAAGAGATGGTAAGGCTCGGAGGGATGAACAGATGAGTACGTACAACAAAAAATTACCGAAGGTCTCTGATATATGCTTCATGACTTCGGGCAGGACCGGAAGGACAAGCACTCTCGTGATGCCATTCAACGGAGTGATCCCTTCCGGGAATGCATATATAGGCTGGAAGCAGAACAGCTATGCATATTCGTATCAGGCACAGTATATGGTAACCGCGCGCATGACTCCGTCGAAACAGCTGCAGACCGGTTCGGAGACGACGAAAACAGGATGGAAGTACTTCAACTCCGCCTGGAAGGGCGATGTGAATACGATGAATAAATGCGTAGCTCCTGATAAGAAACATAAGTTCTACCGTTATTATAACTTTGCGGGAACGTCTCTCATGACCAAGGGAAGCTATGACAAGATCACAATAACTGTCAGGGTGCGCTCTTTCAACAAGACGAAGAAACAGCACGGTCCCTGGACTACAAAGAGCCTGACGATAAAGTGCAGACCTTCGGTGTCTGTGTACAAGTCTGTAGCACTGGCTGATGGTGGTATACGTACATACATCAACACCAATGGATGGACCCGTGGGGATTCAAGAGCGATACTCAAAGATATCCGTTTTTCAAGCGACGGTAGCAATTGCCTGACAGGAGAAACTGCCAGCGATATAGACGGCATCGGCGGAGAGGAAGCAGCGGATTACCCATATTTCGAACTTCCGGGAGAAGGATTCTTGTCCGGCGGATTCAAGCCGAACATGACCGTGGTTTTCAAAGACTGCAAGCTCCAGACGGTGGATGGAGTGGATGTGAGCGTGGACGGGACGCTCACCACCGAAAACATATCTGCGGTCATAGCAGAGCCTGTGATTTCAGTGACGAGAAATGAGGATAAAGGCGAGATATACCTGTCTGTATCCAAGGCTGTCGGCAGCACAGACGACTGGGATAGCGTATCGGCGTGGCTTTCGATGAATGTCCTGGGCGAAACCAGACGTGTGAACTGCGTCAGCAGGTCGGGATCCGGAGATGAGACAAGGACGCACATCTTCATGCCTCCGATGGATTGTGAAATGAATCTGACGATAGGTATATCGAACGACCTTGGAGGATATTTTCAGAAGACGTACAGCAAAGTAGATGCATCTAACCTTGCTGTGATCCCGTCAGGTGGAAGGCTCATAGTGAACTATACTGACGGCACGGACACACAGCTGGGCAACGGCATGTTCTACGGATCGAAGAACGTTCAGGCGAACTACAGCATAGAACACTCGACGGATGCCGAACGCAGATATGAAACAGAGATGCCATTCGGCAGGAAACGCCCCGTGGCGTTCCTCGGGGATGGTCTGGACATGTCTGTAAGTATCAAGGGTAACATAGACGCGACCAGCAGCGGAGAGTTCAAGACTGTGTCCAACTCAGGATATGCGGACTGGATAAAGTTCCAGCAGCAACAGGGCGTGGTCCTGGTGAGGCTTCCGGGCGGAAGGACGTATCAGGCGCTTTGCACAAAACTTACGCTTGATCAGGAGGATGAATTCGAAGAAGGGTATAACTTCTCGATGACTCTGAAGGAGGTGGAAGTATGACGGCAGATGTCAATAAATTCTGGACAACTTCAGGCAGAGCAGATGATTTTGAATATGAGATGATATCCACAAACGACTTCAGCAGACGGATAGGACATCTGACAGGCGTGACTTCCGGAAAGCTCACCTTCGGGTACGATACGGACCTGAAAGTGAGTGGGAGTCTTGAAGTATCTTCGACAAAGCTCATAGACGACTGCGTGATAAAGATCCATTATAAACCGAGGCTATCAGACGGGCAGACCCGGGATATAGTGCTGGGGACGTTCTTTGCATATGCTGATAAGATGAAGTTCGACAAGGGGAGGTATTCCGGAACGGTAGAACTCGTATCAGCGCTGGCCAGATATACGGACGATGTGCTCCAGGGCAACTTCACCATAGGAAAAAACAAGACGTACAAGAACGAGCTGAAACGTCTGCTGAAAAAAGAAGCGGCAGGCGGGAGGTATAAGTTCGGATCTGATGTTTCCGATAAAAAGAACAAGAGTGCGAAGACGTTCGAAAGAAACAAGTCTGTTATGGAGCCGATACAGGCCATAGCCGACGGACTGGGCGCGAGAGTGGATGTGGATAATTCCGGAGTGATGATCTTCGAGAAGTATTTTGCGCCGTCAAAAAAGACATGTACACTCAGACTTCCTTCGGGTCAGTACTCTGTGACGATGCCGGGAGTAGAAATAGAGACCGGAAAAGCCGAGATGCCTAACAGAGTGGTCTACTACTGTGACGTATCGTGGAAACAGAGGGAATATGTAAAAGACAAGAAGGGCAATAAGGTCAAGTATAAAAGCGGGAAGAACAAAGGCAAATACAAGACCAAGAAAGCGAACAAGAAGAAATCTATCGCCGGGAAGGCTCAGGTCGTATCATCAAGCCCAGTGCATTACAGCAAAAAGGGACGCTGGGTGACACAGATCTTCTCGTACAATAAGAAGCTCAACTCCAAGAGCATCAACACCACGGCAAAGCTCAATGCGAAGTTCGCCGAAATCAAGAAAGAAGCTCAGTCCAAGGCGGCGAGAAAGCTGTCATCTCTGACGAGCGGAAAGAAAAAGTATGTCATAGAGTGCTTTTATCTGCCGGTGACATGCGGGCAGGTGGTGGAGTTCGAATATATCGCATCTGGGATAAAGTTGCATGTGCAGGCTATAATCACGACGATAGAACTGGATCTGAACGTTGGAGCGAAGATGAAACTGACACTGAGACATGTGAGGAACATATAAATGGATGATCTTACATTAGCACAGAAATTATTAGGAAAAGAAAAGACGAAGGCTGACAGATCGGAAGCGGAAAATGAAACCGGATCCTCGATATTCTATATGGTAGCAGTGACCTCGTCTCAGAACGGGGAAGTCGTACTGAAAGACGAGGTCGACCCATCTGCGGACTGGGAGGAAGGAGACTACATAGAAGTAGAGGAAGACGGCGAATACGAAGAGTATGAGTCCGATGAAGACGACATGGAAGACGTAGATGACGGTGTGATCGATATGACTGACGGAGACGGTGTCGACATAGAAGAAGATGAAGCGGAAACGACTGCTTTTACGGTGAGCGAGTATCAGGCTGCATCCAGGGCAGCATATGTTGTAAATGAAACTGAACCGGAAGCGTCAGAGGATCCATTACCGGACGGAAGTGAAAGCGTAACCACGGAGATCGACGATGGCGACGCGGAAAATCTGCCGGATGTTGGCGAAGATACTGAGGATCCAATAGCATCTGACACAGCAGGGGTAACGGACCTGACGGACGATGCATACGAGCTCATAGATGACAATGAAGACGACGAGTCGGACGATATCGAGAGTGCCGAAGAATCAGACGGATACACGATAGCTGAAACGATAGGCGCAGTGAATGAAGGCGACCGGGTGGCGGTCATGATACAGGATGGCAAAGTCATCGTGCTGGGAGTGGTCGGATCCGGTGATGAGCGAAAAGCTGAAGCGGAGATAAATGAACAGGCTGCAGAAGAAGCGCTCGGTGCAGCAGAAGCCGCCCAGTCAACTGCCGATGCAGCGGCAGAGTCTGCATCTCAGGCAAACACTTTAGCTGAAACGGCTCAGGCATCAGCTGATCAGGCCAAGCAGTCTGCGGATGCAGCAAAGACCGCAGCGGACAATGCTCAGAGCGCCGTTGATGCAGTGGAGGCTGACGTGGCTTCACTGGAAACCTCGGTGGACAACGCTCAGAAAGCGGCAGATAATGCTCAGGCTGCTGCGGTTACGGCCAAGACTGCAGCGGATAACGCTCAGCAGTCAGCCGATAACGCGGCCGCTGAAGCCGAGACGGCAAAGACGAATGCGGCTGCAGCTCAGACAAAGGCAGAAGAAGCGGCAGGAAGCGCGGCGTCCGCACAGGAGACTGCCTCTGATGCAGTGACTAAAGCCCAAGCCGCGCAGACCACAGCTGATGCAGCGAAGTCAGAAGTAGCACAGGCAAATGAGGAGATAGAGGGACTGTCAACGTCGCTGGAAACGACGAAACAGACGCTTGAAGCTGATTACAGCAAGAAGACAGATCTCAGCACAGTACAGGCGAACTTACAGGCTCAGATAACTGAAAACGCAGCTCAGATAGAGATCACTCATTCAAAGATCGTCAAAGTTGACGAGACTGCCAACGATGCAAAGGAAAAGGCTGAAGCCGCAAGCACTGCGGCGGGAAAAGCTCAGACTGATGCCACAGCCGCCAAGACCGCAGCCGCGAATGCGCAGACTGCGGCAGATAATGCGAAAACAGCAGCAGACAACGCACAGTCTGAAGCGGACGCGGCCAAGACTGCGGCGACGAATGCGAAGTCTGTAGCTGATAAAGCTCAGTCAGATCTCGAAGCCGCACAGGCAGACCTTGCCACAGTATCAGGCAGAGTTGATGCGACTGAGGAAGATATCGCCGCGGCACAGAAAGCTGTGACGACCGCGCAGGCAGCAGCAGACAAAGCTAAACAGGATGCAGCCGCAGCCCAGACAAAAGCAGAGACAGCGCAGTCAGCTGCAGATGATGCAGCGACCAAGGCAACGAACGCCCAGACAAAGGCAGATGCAGCAAAGACCGCCGCAGATGACGCGGCTCTTGCAGCGTCGAACGCTCAGACAGATGCCGCGGCAGCCAAGACCGCCGCAGCCAATGCGCAGGAAGCCGCTGAGACCGCACAGACTACGGCAAACACTGCAAAGACTAACGCTGCTACTGCCCAGACAAAAGCCGAGCAGGCCGCTACTGATGCAGCAGCAGCGCAGACCACAGCCGATGCGGCAAAGACAAAAGCTGAGACAGCACAGTCAGATCTGACCAAAGCTAAAGAGAATCTCGAAGCTGTAAAAAGCAGAGTGGACGCGACGGAAGAAGACATAGCAGCCGCAGAGCAGGCAGTGCAGACAGCACAGTCAAAAGCTGATGCGGCAGCAGTATCCGCGGCCGCAGCTCAAAGTACTGCAGATACTGCAAAAGCTGATGCAGCCACCGCGCAGACAGCCGCAGATAAAGCGAAAGCAGATGCGGCCAAAGCACAGACCGCGGCAGATAGTGCCAAAGCAGCAGCAGAAGCCGCTCAGTTAGATGTCGACAGCCTGAAAACGAGAGTCACCAAAACAGAGACAGATATCAAGAAGAACGCCGACGCTATAGCACTGACGGCCACCAAGGAAGAAGTGACTGAAACGCTGGGAGGCTATTATACAAAAGAAGAAGCCGATGCAGCAGTCGAAGTAACGGCTGGCAGTATCAGACAGGAAGTCTCGAACACCTACGCGACAAAACAGGGGCTGGCCGATGCGAATACCCAGATAGAGACAAACAAGTCTCAGATAGAGCAGACAGCAAAGCAGCTGAAACTTCTCATAAAATCCGGAGACACAGAGGCGAGCCTCGTGCTCACCGACAAACTGATAGAGCTCGCCGCCGCCGGGATAAACCTGAAAGGGCTGGTAAGTTTCTCAGGACTCAGCAGTGATGCCCAAGGAAAGATAACAAGCGCACAGGAGACAGCCACCTCCGCCAAAGACGCGGCAGATAGTGCGACTCAGAGACTGATCTCATGGTGCGCCAAGAACGAACAGACACTGATCGACGGAGCCAAGATATACACCGGGTCCATCACCGCGGAGAAGATATCCATAGAAGACCTCAAAGCTTTACAGGCAAAGATAGGCGGCTTCACCATCGGAGATACGAATCTGAGAAACGGCACCACAACCCTTGCAGGAGCAGACAACAGCGTCTACTTGGGGCTTGATGGTATATCCTGTGGCAAGACGTTCAAAGTAGATGAGAAGGGAAACATGAATGCTACATCCGGTTTCATTGGCGGATTCACAATAAGAAATAGCTTCCTTAATGCGATAAGTGGCGGCTTTACACAATCATTCCTCTCTGGTTTATCTGCCCCAGGAAGGCCGGATCCAGAGTATGAATCTGGGATAACCATTAGTTCAGTACCGCATACGGGTAAATACGTATATACATCTGCTCAAAATGGTTATACACCTATAAGCACTTCTGCGCCAAGAAGGATGCTCGAATTCATATCACTATCGCTGACACAAACCACGGACGCTGTAGTAAATGACGTTGCAAGTATCGGCGTTACTTACGATTATGAAAAAGACGAAAGTAAACTTGTACTTAAAAATAATGAAGGAAGTGCACACGTCCTGTTAGGAAGTAATATCGACTTGTGGGCTGGCGAAAACAGCGATCTTAACATAATCGCAAACACGGTAAGTTTTACTGGAGGTTCCCTCTTGTTCAATAGCGGTCAGCACGTCGGAACCACAGAACATCCATCCGGATTACATACGCTTATGAATAATACGTCTGTTGGGTTCATAACCTCGAAGGGTGAACGTGCTCGTGGTATAGCATTAAGTAGTTCAGACCATTTACTATTTGGCAGAGGAGAACAAGGTCTCACAAACGGCGTATATTTTTACGTCGGCGCCAAGGACACATTTGGTGTATACGGAGGAAGTACTAAGGATGTAAGGTTTAGGTCGTTTGAAGCCAATGATGGCAGCATGTATATTCAGGCGCCGGACGTATGGAACAGAACAACATCCTCTGGTGCAAATGTCAGGGTAACCAAGGCAGGCACGCTGTATCATTACTCATCTTCGTCGATGCGATACAAAACTGACATAACAACGAAGCTTAGTAACGAGCTTGATCCTGAAAGACTATACGACCTAAAAGTATGGCAGTACAAATACAGAGAAGAGTATCTGAATAAGAATGATCAGCGCTACGGGCAGGATATTATAGGGTTTATAGCGGAGGACGTGAAACAGAAATATCCAATCGCTGCGAATTATGATGAAGATGGACAGATTGAAAACTGGAACGTCGAGATGATAGTTCCTGCTATGCTTAAGCTGATACAGGATCAGAAAAAAGAGATAGATGAACTGAAAGAGAGGTTGAACTGATGGAGAAAAAGATGAAGACAAAAGAAAAAGTGGATCTTGTACTGACAAATCTGTACCGGATCGAGACCAAAGGCGAGGCCACTATGATCATGGCCGATTGCATAAAGGTGCTGGCAAGTGTCTCACAGGAGCTTGCAAAGCAGGATGAAAAGACGGCTGAGGACGACAGGTAGTCGTTCTTTTTTATTAGAAAGGAAGGTAGAACATGAAAACAAACGGTAAAGTAAAAGCAATGATCAGATTACTGGTAATGGTAGTACTTGCAGTCAATGCAGCACTGACGGTAGCAGGAAAGAACCCCATTCCCTTTGATGAAACGACATTCACAGAGGTTGCAACGCAGGTTGCAGCTGGCCTGTCTGCGGTCTGGGCTTGGTGGAAGAACAACAACATGACAGACGCAGCACAGCTCGCACAGAAGCAGCTGAAAGCTATAAAAGAAGACGGGCTTGATGATATCACAGGCTGGGAAGATGAGGATCTGGAAGATGAAGAGGAGGAACTGTAATGGGTAGCAAGGAATTTGAAAAACTGTGTTTGGATATAGTGAGAGACTACACTAATGAGCATTTTGACAAATCAGATAATAATCCTGAGATCACAGAAGATGATGTGTTCATCGTGTGGATCTGCAAAACACTTCAGAATATCAAAGCACTTGTAAGCACGACTGTTCCGAATGGTATGTACTATGAGATCACGCATAATGGTGACAAGAATGAAACGTATGTTGATGCTTATAAGAAGTGGGAGAACTTTGCGATCAAGCACGGAGAAAGAAAATGAAGATACAGAAAAAGATCAGTAAATACAATCACTACTCTGGCCGCAGCGGTCAGGGGATAAAGTATATCGTCGTCCATTACGTTGGAGCGGTATCAACGGCGGCAAACAACGCTGCATACTTCGCAGGCGGCGACAGGGGCGCATCAGCTCACTATTTTGTGGACGATACGTCCATCTGGCAGTCTGTGGAGGACAAGAACGCAGCATGGCATTGTGGCGGCGGCAGACAGTCATCAGACGGCGGTTCACTGCTGGGTAAATGCACGAACCTGAATTCTATCGGCATAGAGATGTGCTGCAAGAAGAAAGACGGCAAGCTGTACATAACTGACGCGACGAAAGCAAACACGGCATGGCTTGTGCAGTACCTGATGAAGAAGCACGGCATACCTGCATCAAGAGTCGTAAGACACTTCGATGTAAACGGCAAATACTGCCCGGGAGGATACTGCAACGACAAGGCATGGAGCAAGCTGAAAAAGCAGCTGACAGGAGGTAAGAACGTGGCAAAGAAATACAAGACAAGCAAGTATGCAAAGGACATAAAGAAGTACCTGAAAGCCATAGGTCTGTTCAAGGGATCAGTCAACAACAAGGTGACGCCGGAATACACGGAGGCGGTGAAGTCCATACAGAACAAGTACTTCAAGCGTAAGCAGGACAGAGATGGTATAGGCGGCGCAGACACACTGAAGCTTGCAAAGACCCTGTATAATTTCAGAGGCATAAAGAACTTCACACCGGGAGAGTTCAGGTGTAACTGCGGACACTGCACAGGATATCCGGCAGTCGTATCGAGACAGCTGCTGCTGAACCTTCAGACGCTCAGGACGAAGAACGGCGGCATAACCATCACGAGCGGTGTGAGATGCAAATACAAGAACAGCAGACTCACAGGATCCAGCTCCACAAGCTACCATATGAAAGGCAAGGCCGCCGACATATACAACGCAAAGCTGACGGCAACGAGAGTAAAGAGAAATGCTTTCATCAAAGTATGGTATAAGATGAAAGGTGCACACTACGCATACGGCAACACTCCGAACATGGGAAATGCCGTACACGTAGACGTGAAGTAGGAGGGCAGGATGGACTGGTCACAGATAATCATTACAGCAATAGGATCCAGCGGTCTGACCTCCGGAGCAGTGGCGATCGTCATGAAGCTGATAGACAGGAAATCTATAGCAAGGCGGACCCTTGCCATGCTTACCTACAGCACACTGTCTGATAAGATCGAACGACTTCTGAATCAGGATCATGCAACACCTGAACAGCGAAAAGAGATCGAAGAACTTTACATACTCTACAAGGAGCACGGCTGGAACGGAGATATGGAAGCACGCATGAGCAAGGTCCATGCACTGCCGACAAAAGACCTGAATAAATAAAATCATCCCCCTGATCACTACGGTGTGACGGGGGATTTTTATTGTTTTTAAAACTTGACTGCATATAAAAAATAGTGTATCGTATAAATGAAAGGAGTGATGATATGCATACGGACGTAAGAGAATATATCAACTTATGCAGAGTGAAAAGAAATAACATGACTGAAGCGGAGCTTGCAAGACGAACTGGGCAAAGTCCTCAGAATATGAACAATAAATATAAAAGGAACACTTTCAAAGTGTCGGAGCTTGAAAAGGTCGCTGAAGCTCTGGGCGCTGAATTAAAAATATCATTCATAGACAAGGAAACTGGTGAACCTATAATATAAAAAAAAATGTATAAAATATAAAATAAATT